GCTGCTATTTGCATTTTGTTTATCTCCATTTGAGATTTAGCTTGCTCGTACTGAACCTTAGAACCTGATATAGCTTCTTGTTTTTGAACTTCAGCCATTGCTGTTTTTTCAGCAGTTTCTGCTTGTGCAGCTGCTTGAGCTTGTATATTAGCTTGTTGATTAGCTTGATCTTGAATAGCTTTTTGCTTGCGCTTAACCTTAAGCATTTGATTAGCTAGCTTAAGATTTTTAATTTGTCTTAAATCTATAGCGTCTTCAAGGTCTATACCGCCTTGACCCAATGCAACTTGTATATTCTCTTCTAACTTAGCCTGCTCTTCGTCATCTGGCTCTAACTCTAAGAATATACCAAAGTCGTATAGGTTTAAATCAATAACTTGCTGTAATGTTTCAACATTAAAAGTCGATATAGAGTTTTTAAGTGATTCAGCTGTTAATGGGAAATATAAAGCATCTGCTATTTTAAGAGACACGTTTTCTGCTAGCTTTAACGTAAGATATAAACTAGCTTGCTTTATGTGTCTAGTTGCAACGTTAGATGCGTTAGCGGCCATTTTTTGAAGACCTACCAACGAATTTTTATCTTGAGAGCTTCCGTCTCTAGCTTCGTTTAACCCGGTCACATCACGTATCATTTGTAAATAATATTGATACGTTTGAATAAGGGCTTGTATTTTGCCAAGACCGCTAGAGCTATTAAGTTCTTGAATAGGTACTTTGCCTGGGTTCATATCACCGTCTTGTGTCATTGATCTACCTACGATAGAACCAGTTTGAAAATACATATTTAATGCCTCTGCAGGATTATAATTAGTACCATTACCGAGATCAACCTCAGCTAAACCATCCATATCTAAATAAACACCGTCTGGTACCATTCTAGACATTACCTGTTGCAATTTAAGATGTGTTAGTTGAATCATATCTGCAAATCCAATACATTTACTTACAACAGACTCTATGCGTCCCTTATACATTCTAGGAGCACATATTGTGTAGTTCATTTCAACTTTAGTTGTATCAGCCATTGGTCTAGACATATTGTCAGCCAACTCCCACTTTAATATAGTATTAGTTCCTAAAACTTTAGCTCCAGTATATAAAACTTCTATTGATCTTGAAACTCTTTCAAAATTATCATTTTCAGGTGGATCAAATGTATCTGGCTTTTCTAAAGCTTTTAATAAACCTGAATCTGTTTGTTTTATTTTAAATACTTGATTATGGTAAGTCTTGTATTCAAAGTACATAACCTGTACAGTGTTTTCGTCGTAATTACCCCAACCTGTTATATATTGTCTATTTCCAGGTGTTTCTTGTATTTTCTTTAATTCCTCTTCTGATATACCAGGAAACTCTTTTTTAAGTTCTGGTATTGTTATAGACTTTACTTCACCTACATAATATATGTCTTCAAAGTTTGGATCTTCTGTATATGAGTAAACCATATAAGCAGGATCTACGTAATCAACTGTAATTCCTTCAGCTGTATTAAAATTAGTTTTACCAGCTGCAATACCAATAGTTGTAAGATCCATATTTAACCTGCGTCTTACAAGGTCGTATTTGTTTTGAGCAAACACAGTTGATATAGCTTCTTCTTCTGCTATTTCAATTGATTGCTTGTAACTAAGTTGCATATGTAATTCAAGCTCTTCTTTAGACTCTGGAACTACAACTCCGCTTGGTGATTGATATAAATCAATACCTAGTGTTTGCTTTAAATTGTCTAAATACTCCTTAGCAACCATATCCTCTTGAAGCTTGCTTGCATATTCAGTTCTTCTTTTAACTGAGCTAGGATCTTGAGAGTAAGCTTTTATGTCATAAGACTTTTGAGATATACCGTTAACTACGATGTCTACGAACTTAGATAAAATAGGTACTGGTTTCCAGTCTAAATTAAGATAAGACAAATCACCGTTAATAGATAATTCATCTTTATATTTCTGCACAGGTTGTTCACCTCTAGCGTATAGTCTTAATGTATGGAAGTTATTCCAATTAGTTAAGTATCTGTTACCTCCAGCTCTTCCTTGGTCAAACCACTCATACTCTATTGCTTGAGCGACTTGAGTTCCGTATTCCCAGCTAGCTTTTTCAGCGTCGCTTACTACTTGGCTTGGAAAAGCGCTATTGGTGTTAGTGTATATACCCATTTAACTTATTATTTTTGATGTGACACCTTTGTTGTCGTATTTTTTAATTCCTAAATCTACAGCTTCTCTTCTAACTGGAGCAGACGGAGCGTATCTATGTTTATTACAAGCCATCAATGCTAAACCAGAACTAATAGAAGCATCATGCTTTGTTCTATTGTTTATATTAAACTTAGCCCAATCTTCTAACGTTCTTTGAAAGTACATATCGCCGTAGCCTGTGGTTTTTAAACCTACAAAATCTTCTATATAAGATTCAATTGCTGCTGCGTGTGCTTGTTTTATATCTTCACTTGAATTTGGTATTCCACCTAACTCTCTTTCTGTTACTGATAATTTATTGTATTTTCTATCTGGTCTATTTATAGAGAACTTTCTATAACCTCTTCTTTTTAAATGATATAATAATCTAGGTTTATTATTCTCTGCTAATATTGGCATACCGTAAAAAACCAAAGCCATTAAAACATCTTCAAAAAATATTTCAGCGGTTTGTGGTCTAGCTATATATTCTAAAAAGAAATGATTCGGAGGCACGTCCTCCATACTAAACTTAGTTAAACCGTGTAAAGATCCATTAGAACCTCTTTTATCAACTGTACCTGATATATCGTAGCTATCACAGCCAAAAGCTCCACAATGCTCATTACCTGGATACTTAAGTCCACCCTTTATTATCACACGATTTTGGAGATTTAAAGGTGGAATCCAGGAAACTCTGAATCTACCATTTTTATTTGGCACAAACATAACCTTTGTATCTTTAACCCCGTTCTCCCATTGAAAGCTACCTTGTGTAACTGATATTGAGTTTTTAAGGTCTTCATTAAAATCTATTTGCTCGTATATTTTTGTTAGGTTAAATAGAGATTCTTTAGACTCATCTCTAAACGCGTGTTTAGTTGTGCGTGGAAATTGTCTGTAAAATTCATTTAAACCGTCTTGATCATTTTTAAGACCTTCAACTTCGTTGTTCCAGTACTCTATTACTCCCTGCGTTATAATATCTCCGAAAGGACCTACTGTTTCTTTTTTTGGTGTGTTGAATACAGGAAAGCCATAAGAGTCAATGTAACCTTCGTAGTTCCATTCCATAGGTATGAACAAAGAATATAATCCTGAGCGAGTCTGTCCATTGGCGTTTCTTTGTGTAACGTCTGAGTCATTGTAAAGTTTTTTAAAGTTATCACCACCTTTGTCTAAAGCATTAGATGTTGATCCCATCATACACTTACCTATAATTCTAGACCCAAGTCTTAAACAAGTTCTTGTAACTCTCCAGTTGTTTAATATATTTGTTGGTCTCTCCCACTTTCCACTTTCATCGTGTACTAGTAGTTTTAATTTTTCACCGTCATAAGAGTTATCCCCTGTGTTTTTCCAGTCGATCGTTGTGTCGAGGCCGGTGATTTCCTGTAGCTTCTCGTTTGAATCGAGTTTACGCCTTGTGAATTTAGACGCTGGAACTCTGTATGCCAACTCCGTCTTTGGCCTATCCATACCGTCTTGTATTGGTTTGAAGAAGAAGGGATAGTTAACTGATATTGGGACAACTTTGTCAGTAAACATCTTCTTTGCATCGGGTCCAGATTTCGAGAGTATACCAAAGCGTGCGTCCGTAGATATTGTTGCTTGGTTAACCGTTTCCCCACTTGCCATAAATGAAAAACCTGACCGTCTATTTTTAAGGTAGCACATGCCGTAGCAGCGCGGGTCGGCTTTACAAGCTTCCCAGAATAAATAGAATAATCTGTTTGATTCCCTAAAGTCTGGTTGCCCGACGTCAATTTTACTCCACTGCAAGTACATATAGTTAGTACCAGTAATGTAAGTAGCCAAACCTTTATTATAGAACCAAAAGCCTTGTTCTCTTCTATTAAATTCTTCATCAATGTAATCATACCATTTTTCTTTAAACTCCAAAGGGTATTCTTCCCAATCAAATACTGATTTAATTTTATTAAGCTCCTTTGGGTATTCAGTGTGCTGCCATTTGTCTTCTTCAAACGTGTGTACGTTTTCAGCTTTTGGCAAAGCTATTTTTAGATTTTGTATTTCATAAATTTCACCTATCTCGCCGGTTTTACTTATAACAACCATATCGTGCTCTTTGTTATAACCGTAATCCCATTTCTTGTACCTATTAGTTCTTTTTAAAACTTTAGGTTTGACGTGATCTTTAAGTATTTTATATAAAGTCTGCTCGTACATTATTTAGATCTCCCTTCCGCAAAGCCTCTAAAAGATTTCTCTTCTTTAACCTCCACTGGTTTTTCATTTAACATATTCTCCTCTGCTTCTATTCTACTTAATATTTCAAAAGCATCGAATATAGCTAGCTTTTTTGTAGCTGCAGCATTCTTTAATCTATCTGCTGATATATCGTCATCTGAATCAACAATAGCTTCTTTAGCTACTTTGATTAATTCTTCCACCGCTTTCTGACCAGCTTGGATTATATTCAACTTCGTTTCCTTGGTATTCATATTTAATTACGATATCATTAGATTTCATACAGTATAATCTCTTGCCATCAACTAAAAACTCCCATTCCCCATTTGGCGTGTAGCCAACTAAGTCTCCTGAGTTAATTCCTAGCGCATTTAAAGAGCTATTGTCATATTTTAATATACCAATAAGGCTTCTTTCTTTATCCAGCGTTAGAGACTCTGTATCTTTTATCGGTGAAATAAAGCATCTGTCTCCGAAAGACTTCCACTTATCACCTTTATTATATAAATAAACTTGATCTATAGCGCAAAAATATAAATCATCTTTGAACCAAGATCTACTTTTCTTTTTTTCTCCTCTCATGTCATAGAATACTCTAAACACGTTTTGGTGTATAACAATTATATCACCAACATCAATACCAGTATTAAAAGCTTTAGGTGTTTCTATTACTCTAGCTAATCTATTTACAAATTTAAAATCTTCAATTTTTGTATTTAAAACTAACTCTTTATCACCTATTTTTACTTTGTTACTGTATTTCTCGCCTAATGGCTCTACTATAAAGTCGTATAAACTTTTCAATATTCTAAGTCATATTCAACGGATATTGCCATGTTAGAGTTAAATTTCTTCCATGGCATTACCTCGTTATTTTTCTTAATGTGAATATTGTAAGAGTTATCAGACTCGTCAAGAAGTATATGTGAGATCTCGTGACCTCCATAAACTTGTTGACCTACAGAATAATGCATCGCATCATTTTTGTAGTCAGAACCAATACTTATTTTTCTTACAACAGATGACATTTTTAAGCTTTTTCTAGTTTAGCTTCGGTTTTTTCGATTGGCTCATACTCACCAGTTTTTAAATCTATATTAACAGGTCCGTATTCCTCTTCTAATACAAGTTTAAAATTTTCAACCTCTTTATTAGCGTCTGCAATTTGATGTAGCAAACTATGCTTTTGAGATTCTAAAACCCCTACTTGAGTAACAAGGTCCATTAGTTTACTTTGCTTCTCGTTGATTTGATCTAAATGTTCTTTTTTAATTTTCTTACTCATTTTGTTTAATTTGATTTAATTATATTTATATAGTCACTTGTTTTTATGTTGTTTACACTATTCACAGTATCTTTTAAATTCCCAAGCAGTATTGTTTGGCCCTGTTACTCTAATGGTAACAAAAGGAGAAGCTTGGTAGTCAGCTGTATCATAAACCCACCAAACTAACTGTAGATATGGAGAAACTAAAGGATTAGCTATACCTGTCTCAGTTGTATAAGCACCAGCTCTAGTTGGAACACTACCTTTATTAGTTCCTATAAATTGATCTACAGAAAGTGTTTGAACTACAGTTGGTATCACGTTACCAGTAGAAACAGTTCCATACACATTATCAAAAAGACCGGCGTTAGCAGTAGTCATGCCAGACGTAGCTACTTTAGTTCCTGTTGTTGTATTTCCATGATATATTTCTAACTTATCAGGAACCCCTGCTGGATTAAACATTATAGTTATAACGCCTCCAGCTGGATCTAACGCTATAGTGGCATCTGTTATTCCTTTACCCCCGGATGTGTTTACTTCGTTACAAGCAACACCTGAGGCGCCATCGCACCCACACCAGTCTATTCCTAATCTTATACCTAAACCCATATTACTTTACAGCTATAATATCAGCAGCTGTAGTTCCAGTAGCTAACACGTAGTCAACTATCACAGGTAAAAAACACCCGTTTGATAGGTTTTTAAAAGTAACGGCTTCACTAGCTGTAGGTAATCCAGATCCTGAAGATCCTACTACACCTGCTAATATAACAGTTACATCTCCACCAGTACCAATAAATAAAGCCGAAGAGTTTAAGTTTGTAGCCGAGCTTATAGTATTGCTAGTATCTACTTCTGAAGCAAAAGTTCCGAAGTCCGGTTGATTTGCATATTGTCCCATATTTTGTTATTTGTTATTTGTTATTGATTTTGCTTTTTCCCAAGTTCTACCTACAAAATAAGCTCCGTAGACTGTAACTAAAAGTGTTTGAAAAATTGGTATATATTCTTCAGCTATAATAAACTCACCAACATTACCGTCAAAAAACGCGCAAATAGTAAATATAACAGTTAGATATATTAATACCATTGGTCTAATGTTTTTACTTAAAAAACTATCAGACTTCATATCTGCTTCCCAACGCTTGCTAACTTCTTCTTGAGCTTTGCTATCTGCGTCTTCTAATATCTGTTGTATCTGTTTTTTTACTTCTAACCTTTCTTCTTCGGTTGTAGTAAGCTTGTCAATGACGTTACCAACTTCTTTGATAACGCCACCTGATAGCCATTGAATTATTTTTTTCACGAGTTTTTATTCTTTTTCTTTTCAGCTCTTTTCGCTAGTATATCAGCTTTTGCTTTAGCAGATCTATCCGCGGCTGCTTGCTTCCTTCCCTTAGCCAAGTCTTCTTTTACAGTTGTTTCTGAAGCTAAACCTCTTGATTTACCTTTTTGTAATACATCAAAAGTTTTACCACTTTCTCTAATACCTTCTAGTTTTACATATCTATTTGTATCTAAAATATCTCCCGCTTGATCTGCATTAAAAACATATCCAGTACTACCATGAGCGGATTGTCCCCTGTAAGAAGTACCTTTTTCTGAAGTGTATTTGAATTTTTTAACTGGATCAAGTCTTTCTTGTAATTTAGCTTTGTTTATTTTAATATCTGCAGAAGGAGTCATTGAAGGTTGCTTTATTCCGCTAGAAGAAATAGTTCTGGTGCTAGTCATATTTCTTCTGTATTTAGCGTCTTGAATGTCTCTTTCTTTTTGAGACAAAGCTGCATAAGCTCTATCACCTTCTTCTGTTCTTACAACAGGTTGGGTTGTTTTAACTGTAGTGGTATGACCTTTGAATATATCTCCAGTTTTAGATACTTCAACGGTTGGTCTACCTTCCTTTTTCTCTCCAGGTTTAAGCGTGTTTTCTAAATTAGGATCTATATAAAGAGGACTTTTTCCAGATCCTCCCATGTGTACTGGTGATCCTGCTGCAATTGAATGTTTATTTGTAAATGGTTTCATATTTATTCTTTAATTGGTGTTTCTGTTACGTATTTAGCACCAGGAAATATATAATCATATCCTGGGTACATTATTTTTGTATATCCTCGATCATCAGTACCTAGTACTTTAAACTCAACTCCTTTCATTGTTATATTGCCTCCCTGTATAATATTTTGAGGCTTGTTAACATCAGGGCTGTTTTTTAAATAACCTGTCTTAGATGTCTTCATTATGCTCTTCTATAAGCCTCAGCTTCCCAAGGTAAGTTTTTAGCACCTTCTTTCATTTGTGCTCGTGAATATTTTTTACCTTTCCAGTATACGTATTTATCGTCGTAATCTAAATCACCTCTTTCCATTTGTTCTAAATGAATTTTTTCGTGAGCAACTACATCTTCTACTTGGTCTGGATGTAAATCTTTATTTATGGTTATAGAACCATTGTTATTAGCTTTTCCCATAACACCATCTTCCATATCTACTCGATATATTGGAGTGTTGTCCATGTGGAAAGGTGGGTTGTTTAGTTTAAAAGCCATAAGTTTTTTTTAATTAAAAAACCTTGCGAGTTTTTAAGCCCGCAAGATTAATTGGTTTTAATTACGCTATAGCAACTCCTGTAAACAATGCGTTTACTTGCTTAGTTGTAACTAACTGTCTTCCATCAGTTGAATCTAATACTTGAGCCACTGTTACTGGTCCAGTTACTGTTGAAACAATTCCACCAGGATTAGCAACTAATGCATCGTTAAATGCTTTTAGTAAATCTCCTGCTGTTGCCGCCGCGGCATCAGCTGTGAAAGTAATTGTAGCAGCTCCTGCTGGTTTTCCAGTCTTAATAGTAACTGCAGTTGTAAGGTTTGCGCCTGCAGCATCTCCTGGTTCAATAGTTACTACTGAATCAATTCCTACTAATTGGTAAGGTGTGTTTGCTACACCAGTTAAAGGTACTTTTAAAAATTTTGCCATTTTGTTTTGTTTTGTTTAAGTTAATGTTGTGTTTGGCTTAGGTTTATACAGTCCTATCTGTTTTTTTGTTATATTTATTTTTTATAAGGAAATATTTTATTTAGTGTTTCTTTTCTTTTATTACAACCGCATCCACCTGGTATCTTATCAGCTAATTTTTTAATACCAGTTGCTTTTGTAAACTTTTCTATTGAATCTCCTAGTGCTTCTGATTTATTATTGTCCGAATCTGTTAAAATAGTTTTCATTAGCTTGGTTTTTTTGAAAATCTGATATACTAGGTATTTGGTATTCACCATCTTTAAAGCCTTTAAACTCTTTGTCAGTTGTTTCTTTAAGCTTTTCTGAAACTTTTTCAGTTTCACCTTTAAACTCAGCTTCTTTTTCAGGTTTTGTTTTAGTACCTTTAGTCGGTGTGAAAGCTGCAGCTATGTTATCTTGAAGTCTTTGAAAATGACCAGCTGTTGAAACGTAGGCATACATACCTAGCGGTGAATCATCTTTTTTTTCGTAAGTATAAGTATCATCTCCAGCAAACTTTTGCTCATCTTTAGACTCGTAGTCAGGATTACCCGGTCCTTCTATCTGAGGTAGAATAGCTGCATTTTTTTTCATTTGCTCTTCAGCTTTTTTAGTAGACTTCTCTAGTTGGTCCATAGTAAATCCTTTAACAGGATTTTTAGCCATAAATTTTTGTTGAAATGGAGAGCTCATATTATTTATATACTTTAGCGCGTTGCGTAATTGGTGTTCCGTGTCCACACTCAAATGGAGCTTTAGATACTTCTAGT